AGTTATAATATTGCTGATCCGCAGGGTTTACGTGATGTCCACTCATTCTTCCGTTGGTTCTTCATTGTTTTCTTCCATCTCAACTAATGCCTGTCTATAGCCAATCAATTGTTGAAGTTGGTTTTGCATTTGTGGAATCTCTTGTTGTAGTTTTGCTATTTGAGTATCTACTTGTTCTTTGGTTAGTTGCATCATGCATTTTCTAGTGCGGTTACTTTAGCTGATAGTTCTTGGACTGCATTAACTAACATAGGTATCATTCTAGTAGTAGAAAGGGATTTAAAATCAGTAACCCATTCACCATCAAGCATTTCATTTGTTTCTTCTACATAATGTGGTGCAACTGATTGAACTTCGTCAGCAATAAATCCATATCTTATTACACCATCATCCCCACCCATCTCTGTTTTTCCGTTATACTTAAATGTTTTTGGTTTTAATTTATTTACTATATCTAACCCATCTGTTAAGTCCACAATATCTTTTTTTGCTCTAACATCTGACAAACTACTTACACTTCCATCATTAGTGTATGTATCGCCATTATTGTGTACTTTAAATTTTAATACTGAAGTAGAATTGGGTCTAATATAAACAACAAATTGCCCAAACGCTCCTCCAACATCGGCATTAATAAATCCAACAGACCCAAGTTCAACATTGTTTTGCCCTGTCATAGAAGTGTTAAATTGTATCCTTGCCCCGAAACCATTGGCTACAGTTCCAGTACATATACTTTCTACTTTATGAACAAGTAGCGGGTTATTGGTGTTGGAGGTTCGACCTATTACATGACACGGATCAGATGGAGTAGTCGTACCAATCCCGAACTTTCCATCACCTAAGATAGTTACTTTTGTCTCATCGCCTCCCCAATTTCTACCAAAATTCATCGACATACCTGCTATCGAAGCAGAACCAGTAGTTTTGATGAACATACCTTCACTCGAATCCCCATCATTCATCCGTATAAAAGTATTACCATTCGTACCAGATGTAAGGCAAAGCGTTTTATCTCCTGAGTAAGCACCAATTTCCACGTCATTGGCAGGAGAAGCAGTCCCAATCCCAACCCGATTATTTGTCGCATCAACTTTCAGGGTGCTAGTATCAAATACTGAATCCCCAGTAAACGTAGGTGTTGCTTTAGGTGCTTTAGCAGTATCAAGAGCAGTAATCTGCGTTTGTATATCACCAGTAACACCATCAAGTCTATTGATTTCAGCCGTACTAATGTCGGACGAGATGCCACCTAGCGTGTGTGCTAATGTTGTCGCTTTAGTTGTTGCCATAGTTTATTTAGGTTTTGGGTATTTTGCTTTGACTGCCTTACGTCTTTCTATGATCGATGCCTTGTCTGACTCATCGTACAAAGCGACTACTAACTCTTGGATTGAAGGGTATTCTTGTAGTCTGTCACGTTGGTACTGTTTGGCATTATATGCTTCTTCGAGACGATCAATTTCAGCCAGTAATTCAGTTTCTGTAAAACTTAGCTTTTTGCCTGAAGCAATACTTAATGATGCAAACACATTTTCCCCCCAACCTTCGACTGCATTATTGCTATCTAGGTTACTAATTGCTTCTGCAAAAAAAATTTTATTAGATGCTATCATTTAACCTCCATTACATACCCTTGGCACGTTCCATCTACTGCAAAATAGTATCCTGAACTTTTTCTTACACAAAGTTGTATATGATATGCTGTACTAGCGGAAACACTTGCTTCAGCAACCAGACAACAAGGAAGATATAAGTCTTTTCTAGCACTCGTCCCTGCGGTTATATACCCACCCATATAAAAATCATTACCAATTATAGATCCTGAAGGAGTCGCTGCATTAGAACTATCATCACTATGAAAATATAATGAAGCATATCCGTTTGCGAGATTAACAGATGCACTTTGGTAAGCAAAAAAACGCCCTGAACAAACTATTATAACTTTTGATGTTTGTGAAGTTGTGGTAAAAGTAATTCCATTACCTGTTGTTTTTACGTCAGTGGTTAAATTTGCATAATTATTATTTTCTTCAGTAAATTTAGTATATTTAATAATCCTATTACTTGCCTGAGTTGAACTGTCTCCAATAGTTCCGCTGAACGTGCCAGTAGTAACAGTACCTAACCTAGTAATGTTATCCTGAACTGTGTTACCTAAAGTACCAGTAGTTATATCACTAGCATCCAACCCTGATCCAGCTTGTGAACCAAGGTTCGCCATGTCTCTAGCTCTACTCATTTTTCTCCGTACAACTTAGTGCTTTTAACTCATTAGTCGTAGTGCAAGAATCTACTTGTTTTGTTATATCTCTAAGCCTTTGCTTTTCTGCTACGATTGCCTTTGTGTCAGATCCAGATTCCTGTGCTTGCATAAATTTAATATCTTCTGCTTCTAGTAGTGGTTTACGTTCTTGCCTTAGACGTTCCTTGGTGATGTCTTTGGCTTTATCTAGGTTGATAGTAATCATGCACCTACTCCGTCATGTCCATTTTTATCAAAGTCATATTCCCAAGCATTTCTAAAAGAACGATCTTCTGGTAAATCTGTGCGTTCTATAATTTTATATTTAACCCCAGACGGAACATCTTTTAATGCAGTAGCTTCTAAAGACAATTCGCCTGTTGGAAATAATATTACTACACCAGTTTCGCCAGGATATATTATTAGTTTGTCCATATTTTTACTTATCTAAAAAATGCTACATAGGTGTAAATAAAATCTTCAGCAGAATCGCTACTTGTCAGACCAGAAACTAATTTAACACCACTTGTATAAAAATGAGTAGCTCTACTTGATCTTCTTGTATCAACATTGGAATCATTAACATTACCGTCTACAAAAACGGCATAATTAGTATCAGGCATAGGTTGAGTAAGATTTACTTCGAGCCTACCCGTAGCAAGGTAACCAATACTAGAAACATTACCTGAAGCTCTAACTGCAGCACTGGTTGGGTTCGGACTAAAAGTAATATTTGAATTAATATTAACCCATGCCCTACACCTAAAATTCTGTCCTATCGTTTTAGATCGTGCATCTGCACTTAATCCAACTAATCCACTCATATTAATTCCTTGCTATGCCAGTTGTTGGTCAATGTAAGTAATCCAAGCGTCAATATTACCAGATCCTGCTAATCTAGCATGGAGCTTATCTGTTTCAGTAAGGACAAATTTATCATTCCAGACAAAAGTTTGTTCAATTGTAATAGGTTGGCTACTCATTAAATAAATATCTGTTCCTGTTAAATCAGCATCAACATACATGTGAAGTGCATGAGTACCCGCACCTGTCTGTTCTGTGAAAATTATTGAAAGCACTGTATAAATATGATTTGCAACGCCAGTTAAAAGTGTTGCTTCAGAGTTTGTTATTGCGTGAATATATCCTCTTCTTAAAACTTCTGTTCCTGCCCCTCCGAACCCTGTGCTTGGATTTGCCATATTAATATCCTAATGTAAGTGCTTGATGTGTGCTTGATTGCATAAATGCTCCTTTTTGTTTTATCTTTTTGTTTGTTGCAGTTTCCATATCACTACTTATGGTAATACTTGTGGCATCTGCTGATATACTATCGAGTGCTATTGATCCAACATTAGTAATATTATTATCACCAAAAGAAACATTTCCAGTAAACGTCCCACCACCAACAGGGACAAAGTTACTATTGTCTAATGCACCTATAACCTGGATATGCACTATATCACTTGCAGTAGCACCAGAGGCTAGTGTAACAGTGTTACTTGTGTTTAAATTGTAATCTGAGGAATCTAGCAGTACACCATTGAGAAACACATTGACTAGATCAGAGGACACATTATTAGCACTAAATGCAGTCTGACTTCCACTAGCAGTATAGTTGTATGTTGTGATAGTATTACTTCCAAGACCTACGTGACCAATACACTCTACTACATCAGCACTAACCAAGGCAACACCAGTTCTCAACTGTATACTTGTACCTTGACCAGTTTGTGTAAATGTGTAGTCACGAGTACCACTAGGCATTTCACTATGGTCCCCCACGAGTTTGATACCATTTAAATAGACATCTACTCGTCCACCATTGTACGATACGTTTAACACAGCATCGGTACTGGTAAGCCCTGTGTATATCCTTCGGTCAATACCTACGTTATCCGCAGTAAATCCGATGATACCATAGTTATGTAAATCAGAACTCATGAAGTAATCTCTAAGATGGACACCATAGCATTAGCAGTGCCACTTGATGAACGTAGTGCTGTAAGTTTTTCACCATTCTTTAGTACAAACTTATTGCCTCTACAAAATTCTATTGATGTATTCACTGGTATCTTGACCAGTTTTGCTACTTCGGTCTCAGTATTATCTGATGCTTTGTGCATTATAGTAACTTGAGTATCATCAGTAGCATGGTCATTTGATACTATAAGACCAATAACAATACCTACGTCACCAGAAGCATCTAAGTTAGTACCTGTGTATATCTCAGTGCTACTTGTGTTGATAGCTGATGTGACTTGATTATTAAATGTGTTTGCCATGTGTTATCCTAAAGCTATTCCCATAACGATTGCTGTTGATTCTGCATTGGTTGCTACTGTGTTAAGATTAGATGCTCCAATAGAAGCTACTGCACCTAAGTCATTGTTTACTACAGTTATTGTGTTACCCATAGTGTTTCCGTGTGATGAACAATAGTATTTAAGACTGTCTGGAGCATTTGCAGGTACTACAAATACAGTCTTTGCTCCTGCTTGTCCAAGAGTGCCTGATGAGGTAACCCCATTTGTATATGCGTTATCAGCACTATCTTTAAATAGTAAAAGGTGCCCTGAGTTATTACTAGCAGATTGATCAAAAGTATAAGTAAATCCTCTTGTTAAAGTAATAGTAGGATTATTAACCCCATCAAGAACAAACACACTTAATGGAACAGTAACTGCGTATGTTAGTGATCCTGCAATAGAACCTGCGACAGCATTTACATTAGTAATATTATCTTCAACTAAATTTATATCAGAGATATTTGTAGCTAAAGTATTTATGTTAGCCACTGCATCTGCAACAGTATCTATCTGCACTAGATTTTTATTAGTACCACTAGATGCTGTAGTACCATCATATTTATTTACAATAGTATCAATTTCAGTAGATTTTCCTGCAACTGTAGTTACATTAGCATGAATACCAGCTACAGTAGTTACATTACTATCAATGTCAGCAACTTTCTTAATATAACCATTAGAAGCATTACTAAAGGCATCTACCCCTAATTTAACTAGATAACCATTAGGTGCATCCGCAAAAGCAGTTGCTCCTAATTTACCAATCTCAGTTGCCTTACCTGCTACTGTACCAATATCTGTAGCATCATTTGCTACTGCATTAATATTAACTGAATTATTAGCTACAGCATTTATCTGTGTTAAGTTTGTATTGGTTCCTGATGTAGAAGCTGTACCATCATATCCAGTTCCAATTTTAGCTATACTAGTTTGATTAGCTAAGATTGCTTGACCAGAAGCACCTCCATCAGCATAAGATTTAGTAGCTGCATCTGAATCAGCAGTTGGTGTAGCTACATTAGTAATCTTAGCTGAACTACTACTAATACTAGCATCCCATTCGGTACCTGGAGTATTTAAAGGTAATGCTCCTTCTGCTTTATCAATAGCTTCTTGAGCTACGTGAAAGGTCTGAAGTGCACTATTATCTAAGTCTGCTTCTGTTAATACCGAGGCATTTTGAAAATCAATCTGTCTAGTAGTTTTATTAGCAATCCTCTTAATAACAATATTAGTAGGAGGATTAGATGTAATCTCGTTTAATAAAATTTGTTTAAGCGAGGTATTAATAGTAAACCCTGAGGTTAATTCAGTATTATCAGCAAATACCTGTAACTGATCTCCAATATCAGGATTGTAATCTATACTACCTACATCATAAGATAGGTTAGTAGATACACCACTAGAAAAATTAATAGAGCTATATGCTTTAGTTGTGGATGTAAGTGCCATTTAATTACTTTCTAAGTGTAGGGAATAAACTTATACCCGATTGTTTTTCAATACGATTACCTCCACGTATCCTTAGTATTTTAGTTCCAAGAATAGGGTTACGTTTGAAAAATTCCATTTCTGCTTGTTTTTTAAATTTACTTTTTATTTCTTGAAGTTGAGCAGCTTTAAACATATCACTACCAGTAGACTTATACTCTTTAGTATTCATCTTTTTTCTTAATGCTTGCTCAATAGTCATGTTAGCAATTTTAGTAGTACCTAATATATTTTGATATTGACTAATTTGTTTAGATGTAAGTTTTTCGCCTTCTATTGTTCTAGGTATACCTTCAGATAACGCAGGATTACCTAACCTAACTATCTCAGCTACTACATCACTTTCTGTTGGTTTCTTTTGTTTAGAGTAGGGAAACCATAAGTATTCAGTTGGTTCCTGTGGTTGTCCTGTTACCCAATTGTATGCTGTATATGTTTTGGCACCCATGTTCTTGAGTAACTTCTCTTCAAAAGTTCTAGCTAATTGTACTCCTTCAGGTTCCTCTCCGAGAAAAGAAAAGAGTTGTGAAGGTGCTTTACCTCCTAAAGGATTAAAAGTACTTGCCATTACATCAGGAATAAAAGTATCCAATTTATATACAGGATCATCAATAACTTCTGCTACGTGTTCTAAACCTCTTAATGTTCCTTCATCTCTAATAATACTCATCATAGAGATAGCCATACCATGAAACCAATCTTCTGCATCAGTGCCTAATTCGTCATACTTAATTGCATCAGTCCATGCTGCTACTGCTTTTATTGGAATAGACCAAGGACTATATCTTCCGTAGTCATACCATTGTCCATCTATCTTAATAGAGTAAGGTTGATGTTCTTCTCTCCATAGTTTAGCAAGTCTAGGATCTGATGGTCCTGGACCCGTAATCTTTCCTTCTAAAGCAGCGAAAGAGAAAGACGATAGTATAGACATAGTAGCTGCTAGTTCTCCTAGTGCTCTAGTTCTTACATCTATATTATCACTCGTTAACTGTTTGATATTGTATAGAGCACCTGGAGGTGTCATACGAATACCTTTAGATATAATCTGTGTAGGAGTTCTTACAAAAGGAAATATTATTTGCATTCCTGGCATGTAACCAAAACCAGTAGATAACTCACGGAATGCGTTAGTAAAGTTATTATCATCAGTATACGTAACTTCCCTAGAGTATTGTAAAGATCGTTCTCTAGTAGAAGTCATCATTACATCATCTATACTTTGTTGCTGTACATAAGATTTACCTAATGCTTCTCCATCATCTGAAAATAAACTATATAACTTTTGTTGTACTTCTTTCTTACTAGCACCTTTATCTAAGAGTTCTTCTCCTGCAATAGCATAGGCTCGTGCATAGTAATTTAAATCTTTAATGAACTCATCAGTAGCATTTAAGGCACGATAAGATAAAGTACCTAAGTACCCAGACATATTAATAGCAGTACGGGTAAACCATCCTACACCCATAGGTGCTTCTAATAGTTTAGATGTATACTTGTTTGATCCTAATAAATACTCAGCACTACCTCGATCTAAGACACCTTCGGTAGCAGTAACGTGAGGATCTAAAATTGCTTTATTATTTTTCAAGGCTTTAATAGCTTGTCTTCTAGCAATACCTACAGAATACTTAAGACCAATCATGTGCCTTAAGATTTCTTTTCGTGCTTGTCTACGTTCTTTAGATAGTGCAGTAGGTGTGGCTATAGAACCTAAGTATTCCGAGAGTGGTCTCGCAAATGTCTCAAAGATACCCATAGTGGCATTAAGACCAATAGTGGGTACGTTAAACAAGATGTTTCTTCGGAATCTTTCAGATAAGAAATGTTGAAGTCTAGTATTAAAAGTATTTGTTCTAGCTATCTTGAGTATTTTAAATCTAGCTTCTTTAGTTAGAGTATTTCGTCCACCAAACTGACCAGATCTCATTGAGGCTTCTTGTACTCTCTTAGCCTTAGCCTTTAGTTTCTTTATGTGATTACTACCTAGTTTATTAAGTTGTTCAGCTAACTGAGCATCATTAAGAAACCTAAGTTCATTATCAGGTCTTCGTGTAACTATGTTTCCAGAAGCAGTAGTACGAGCAGCAGATGCTTGAAGTCTCTTACCTGCTACACCTAGTTCTCCAAAACTAGGCATCATCTCTTCTAATTCGTGCATTCTAGCTAAGGCTTGCATATTGGTCATATCATCAGACCCTCTAGCAATAACCTTTGTTATTTGGTCATACTCATCTGCAAACCAATGTACTGCATACCTAGTGGCTACCATAAGAGATGACATCTGATCTACATCTCTAGTCTTTTTCTTTACTATAGCAGTAAGACCTTGTACACCATAAAGATTTAAGAGATCCATAGACTCTTTAGCTAAATCTTCATGCCTCTCTTTTATCTTTACATTAGCATTTACAGCACCACTAATAGCATTTTCAAATGTATTAACAATACCAACTAAATCATCTCTATTCTTAAAACCTAATCTATTTCTATTGAAGTACTCTTGTCCTACATCGTCAATTTGACCATTAGCTAACTTCTCAGTCAAATCTTTGACATCAAACTCATTCATATCTAAAGATGCCTTAGGAGAATCCACTAAGGTTACTTTAGTACTCTTCTCTGCTCCTTCCTGTACAGCTTCTTCGGTAGTGTCCTGCACTACTTCATCTGTTTGTTTTGCAGTTTGTACAGCTTTGTCAATATCTTTTTTACCTTTGTTTTCTGCTTTTGTAGCTTGTTCGATATTGTCGCTATACTTAATACCTTTGTATGCCTTGAGACCACCTATGAATGCTTCAGCCATTGATGCAGTAGTAACATCTTCGATGCTCCTCTTTATCATAGCTACAACGATAGGATCGTCTTCCTTTACTGCTATGTAATCAAAGATAGGTTTCATGAACTCTGGACCCATCTCTTGACCTAAGTGTGCTAAAGACTCTGCATAGTTATCCCTAAGTAAAGAAGCACCTCCTTCAGCAGCTATATCTCTACCTACTCCCCATTGAACAGGAAGTACTCTTCTAGTTGCTAAGAATGTAGCAATAGGTTTTGTAACTGCTTTTGTAGTTCTTCCAGCTACTGTTTGTGGTTGAGGAGGAACAAAAGTATCCTCATAGAACTTAACAGCATCATCTAAATACTCAGAACGATAATCACCTTCGCCAAATAAAAAGTCTCCTCCAGCATCCCATAGTGAATTTAAGTTGTTAGCTGTATCTGAGAAGATCTCATTAATAGAACCTACGAATCCTTTGCGTACTACATCATCAGTATCTGATAACAGTTGGCTACCAAAGTCAGTAACAGAATCTAAGACAGGGCTTTGATTAGCATATTTTTTATATAGTTCTGAATTGGGATCTTTTAACTGTTCTTCTATACTTAATTCTGCCATTACTTATTTTTTTTCTTAGCGTAGTAATCTTCTACTGTCTCTCTTATATAGATCAATGCGTTTTCAAAATCTGCTACATCCATTGGTTGTAGTTCAAAGTAAGAGACTAACATATCGTATAACGGAGGTTTATAAAAGAATTGATTATCATCCCATTCATTAGCATCTGAAATATAATATGCAAAAGTTTTTTTGTAAGCCTCTTTAAATTCTTCTTCACTACTAACTACTTTAGGTAACTTTTCTAACCAAGAGTTATTAGATACTAAATCATTACTAGTTGTTTTTTCTACATCCCAAGATGGATCATATAGTTCGTCACCTATTTCTCGTGCTCGTTTAAATACAAATTGATTCACTTCGTATTCACTAAACTGTCTTTTATCTGGTCCTGTTCCTTCTTTTAAAGCCTGTGCTTCTATTAACATCTCATCAAATTGATTCAATGCTTCTAAAGCAGCTTGAGCACGAGCAGGATTGTGATATCCTGAATCAGGATCTAATAATCTAGCTATAGATATAGAAAGGTCTTCACCCTCTTTGTATATACCAGTACCAAGTATTCTCTTGTAAAGTAAATTTCTTGATTGTCTAATAGGACTTCTAGGTTTATCAAGATTTTGTCTTGATCTACCTTTTTCAAACTGAGTAGTTAAGTCTGACATAGGTAAATCAATAGTAGGATTACCTGCCCTTATTGCTTGTATTCTAGTTTTAAACTCTTGTTGAGTTAAGTTACCAGTTAATATATCTTCTTCTAATTGACTAATTAAACCTAAAGAAGTAAGATTATCCTGCTCCTCTATAAATCCTTTAAAAGAATTTGCAGTACTAGCAGATCCTTCAATTTCTACTATTTGTTGTAATACAGTTTGTAAGGCTTTTCTAGCTGCATCTGCTGCGTCAGGATCTTTTAGAGTTTTTGCCATTTCGTATAGTCTTGGCAATCCACGAACTAATTCTTTTACTTTATTTTCTTCTTCTAGTTTTTGATTCTTTAACTCTAAGTTACGTTTGGTTAACTCACGAGAATTTATAGTATTAGTAGTTTGTGTTATCTGTTCTCTAGCGTAAGTCGTATTTGCTAATGGTTGACCATCACGACCATGAAGTAAATGAATGTTACCTAAGATTGATGTATCGCCTTCTTCTAATGCCTTAGCAGCTATAGCGTTTATGATAAGTTTGTTACCCTTAGTAAAATCACCAGACTCTGTAGAGTACGCTATAAGTTCCCGATTAAGTTCTAATGCTTGAGTTAGAAACTGTAGTTCCTCAGGAATTTTAGATATATTTAACTCATTACCATCAACAGTATCTACTTGTTGTCTCTTTACTTCTATTCTATTAATTAACTTAGAGTACCAATCTCCTATAATCTTAGCTTCTTCAGATCCTTTGAGTTGTACATCATTAAAATCAATTCCTTCTTTTTTAGCTTTTTCTTTCTTAGCTTTTTGAAACTCATGTGAAAGAGGAAAGATAAACTCTGGATCTTCTACTTTATACTGTTCATTTAAACTAATGATAGTTGAGTTAAGCCAGTCAGGATCTTCAATAGAAGCCATAGAGATATCGGGATTCATCTCTACTAAGTTACTAACAACTAACTCAAAATTCTGATCCTTACGTTCCCTAATTAACTGGTCACGCATACCTTGCCAGTTCTGTTGCACTGATGCTTTAAAAGCATTTTGCATAGGTGTAAATACAGAACCAACAATACTTTGATTATATTTACCTAATGAATTTAATTTAGTAAACTCATCATCATATTTACCTAATGCTTCACTAAACTGTTCATCCGTGTAATCTTTAGGTATTTCATTTAGTTGCCTAGTTAGTCCTAAGCCATAGTTCATACCTAAGTTTTTTAACTCTAACTTTTGATATCCTGAAATCCAAAAGGGACTCTGGACATCTTCCATGTCTCCATCACGGACAGCTTTACTAAAGGCATCTCTTTCACCACTTCTAAGTGATAAGTATTTCTTAGCACCTTCTTCGACTTCTTCTTCCTTGTACGCTCCAAAAACTTGAGATGCAAAATTAACTAAGGATGGATTTAACTGCTCCAATGCCTTAGCCATTTGTGATTCTCTAGTTGGCCCCGCAAGGCCAGGATTTGGTCTTTGTACTTGGAAACCAGTAGGTACGTTAGTATCTACCTGAGTTGTGGCTTGCATAGGTCGCAACCTAATTTTTCTATCACGAGCCATATTTACTAATTTGGTTTAGTATAAAAGTATGATTCACCTTCTTTAGGATTTGTTCTAACTCTACCACCTAACTTATAATAAGTAGTTCCTGCATCTAATGCACCTGATGCAAACTGAAGTGCTGATGCACTTGGATCTAACCCTCGTTGCATTTGCATAGAGTTAACTTGATTTAAGGCACTATAGTAAGCACTATCAGCACTAAATGTTAAGTTCTTTCGTTGCCTACCTATGTTACCTAAACTAGTATCTAAGTTACGATTAATTGCATTGAGGTTATTTATTGATTGTCTCTCTAAATCACTTATTTGCATTCCTGGTGATATACCTTCAACTCCTGATTCACCACTCGCAGTGATCGAAGTACCAGTTGCCTTAAGTGCTTCTACTTCTTGTTCTAATGCTAAGTTACCTGCTTGTTCTAGTTGTTGATTTTCAGCAGCTTTTAGTGCTCTATTTTTTTCAGCTATCTGTGCCATTGAGTTCTTATAAGACTCATTAGCTAAACGTGCGTTCTCTTGAGCAATTTTATTAGAATCAGCTATTTGTGCTCTCTGTGCTTCTTGCTGTTTAGAGATAGAAGCCATAGTAATTATTAACTGAGCTGCTGCTATGTACTCTACACACATTTTAACTCCTCGGAGAACGTACTACTAAGAACCCTTCGTACTCTGCTGATTGAAACCTACATGGCAAATGTTTTGCGTTTTGTATCTCTATAGTCACGTTATCACTTTTGGATAGTATTGGTACTCTAAAGGTTCCTGATTGTAACGATTGTTTATCTATAACTACTGTACCAATAGTTAAACCACTAAATGTATTGGTTCTAGAAGTTCTACCTGCGGTAGGTAAAGGAGATACTATTACTTCAAAGAACCCTGAGTTACTAAAGTTAAACGACATATTACGTATCTGTAACCTAGCAATCTCAACAGTAATATCATTTTGTTTATGTACTTGTTCACTTACACGATACTTAAATGTAAAGGGTATACCTGCAAATACTGATTTACCTGCTGCTAGTTGTGTAGCAACATCAGTCGAAGCAATGATCTTACCTGTCTCTAATATGTATTGTGCAGTATTATCAGTATAAGGTAATGATGTAGTACCTCCTGTCTTAAGTTCTACCCTACGATCTAAATGTATACTTTGATTGTCATCCATCACTGCTGATGCAGGATCTGTAGATAACGTAAGTTTCTCTAAGAATAAACTACTACTACGTTTAAATAATATAAATACATCTGATCCTAGAATAGACATAGAAAGTACATCAGCATCAAAAGTCCACTTAGACCACGATGACTGTAGTTTCTCTGCACCTGACCAAAAGTATTTGTATACGTATATACTTTTTCTATCTGTATCTCCTAATGCTAGTAATATCTCTTCGTTAGAAGAAGTAGCTAGTTGTAAGATGCTACCTTCGATGTACTCAGGTACATGTGCGGTTACCTCTTGTGCATCTGAAGTTTCCGTAGATATATCTAAGAAGTACTCACGTACACCTGAGAAATCACCTCGTGTAAAAGGAAAGTAAACATACCTACCTGCTGGTACTGGTTTAGCAGTAGTGTCTGTCTCAAAGTTAGTAGCTACATCAATAGAAACAGTAGTAGGTGTTAGTAGTTCTCCTGCGGATACCTTAAATTGTTGTAAGTCTGAGAAAATAAGAAGACTTTCGTTGAAAGGAATTGCATGTCGTAATATGGATACCTGATTATTTGATACTGCAACATCGATTGGTTCACTATCTAAGATGGTTAAGGTTGTAGTTACAAAGAGATTGTAGAACCCACCAGACTCACTAAAGATTACATTCTCGTCACTCAAGAAACCTAAACGATTTCTATGAAAAAATATATCGTTAATCTCAAAGTCTGTAAAAGAAGGGAATGGGTTACTATCTATGTCACCAACAGTACGTGATAACCAAGGTGATTGTTCTAACACAAAGTATACTTGAGTACCATCAAACTGTTTTTTTAATTGGTGAGGCATCGTACTAGCATCAAAACTAGTCTTGTAAGCATCTGAAGTTTCACCAGCATACCTCGGTAGTAATGTCTCTTTCCAAGTCTTACCATTCCAAAACACATAGTAATCATCCTGTGCCTTTTGGTTATCACCTCCTACCTTAATAGTAAATCCTGTTCCATCATTAGTAAATGCACTACCACTCCAACCTTTCTTTGCATCTTCAGGTAAGGTAGCAGGTAGTTTACCAAAGGAGGATACTTGTTCATGTCCTACAAATACATCTATATCTTCACCACCACGACTATCGGATACTTCTACATCAAAACTTATTTTATTTGTTCCAGAAGAATATATGTATATAAAGTTATCATCAGCATTGTATTTGACACCAAATGAATCTGCTTGGTTACCTATGAGTGCTTCAGTAGCAGCAGTTCCATTAGGTTTTTTCCATAGAGTTGCGTCATTAATATTAGCACTTAATGTAGTTGCTGAAGTAATAGCAGTTCCGAGTGCATTAACAGTAGTAATATCAGTAATAACATCAGTGCCTACATTTAATCCAGAAGCTCCATAAGCTAATGAACTAGCTATACGCTTTGTACTAATTGCTCCTTGGTTGTTAAGTTGAGTAGTTGTTGGTGCAGCAGTTGTACTCTTAATTACACCATCAGGTGTTTCAGCAGTAGAAGTAAATTTATATACAACATTACTTACTTCCATTGATACAGTTATAGAGTACTTAGACTTATAGTCACCATTTTTTATGTAAACGTATGCTTCGTATGGTCTCTGATGTGAATAAGTAGAACCTTTGGTAATGGTCTTACTTCTATTTAAGAGAAACGTAAAGTCAGCAACAGTGGTAGCACCAAAAGTTGCTTGTGCAGTAGAGGTTGAAGGTACACCTAAATAATTTAATTGAGTACTTTGTAGAGGATTAAAAGACGTATCTCGATATACTGGTATTTCATTACCTGCTTGAGCAGTAGATCCACCTTTAGGCACATACTTACCTACTAAATCAAATACTTTAATACTCTGATCTGATAGTACTGTTACGTATGCTTCTTCTTCATCCCTTTGTATTGTATGTATAAATGCAGTAGTATCGTTAAAGCTATTATCAATCTCACTTATATGCTGAGTCCCAGGTCTTTTCTCTAATCCACGTACTACTGAAGATAAACCATTCTCTTGAACTTCCCCTTGGGTAGGTAGTCTTAACGATGGTGGTTGTTGTGACACACCATTGATTAAGTTAGGGATAGCTCCAGATACTAACGGCATATTATGATGATGTTTCGGTGAGTGTATTGGTTATATAATGCTCACTATAGATGTTTCTATCTATTGGAGCAAAGGTATCATAGTTATCAAATATATTAAAGTCAGCAGTTTCTGCTTGGTAATCTTGTAGTTCTATATATGCTTGTTGTTCATCCTGCATTTGAAACCCATGTATATTAGGAGAACTTAAAACTCTATCTTGAAAAATACGAGAAGATCGTATTGTAATGTATCTCCTAGCTGACTCAGGTACATCAGAAAAATCTAAAAGAATAACTGCATCAACAGTTACATCTTCAGTAAACACATAGCTATTAGCTATTCTATCGTACAACTTACGTCCTCTTTCAACTATATCTTTTGTAGAGTTTCTTAATGTATTCCTAGTATCTACCCTAATGTAGTTATTAGGTAATTCTATATGATTATTAGTAGGGTTTCTTGAAAGTTTAATTTTTAAATCTGTATTAAATATCCAACCCTTACTCTGAGTTTCACGATTAACACTCTCTAATATCGTTTCTGCTAACTCAGCATCGGCTAATCCTGAAGTAAGCGAGTTAACTGGTGCTTCACCAATACTTGTAAGCATTACGTTAACTGCTTCTAGTTTAGTTGTGGGTTGTAATGTAGCCATTATGTATACTTCTTACTTCTCTGTGATTTTTTTCTTTTCTTATACATTTTCTTAGCCTCCCTGTATTTCTTTTTTTGTTCAGGAGTTAAGTAATCTTCTATCTCAGGGTTAAGCATCCACTTAGGCATACCCTTGAGTTGTTTTTTTTTCTTCCCTTCAAAGTCAGGCTCATCAGGAATTTTCATTTGTTTTAGTATGTTATTCATAGGAATAAAAAGGGCAGAGCAAGCCCAAACACTTGATGCCCTTTAAGAATGGATGCAGTCCTTAATTACGCAGTAGCGGAAGTAGACAAACAGGCTACTGCCATAGCAGGACGGAGTACATCGTGTCCCATCGCATATTTGGACACGATTAGAGTACCTTGTCGATCAATCTGGTACTCTGATTCAACAGCCAAGTCCATGAGCTTAACAGTTGCTACAGCATCTTTGGACATGACAAAGAAACGGATCTTCTTAACTTCAGTTTTTAGATCAACTGCTGAAGTTCCGTCTAAACCACCATCGGCACCAACATTACTACCACCAGCGGTAGTTGCTGTGTAATCAGCATCACCATTGTTAGTAATATTGTATGCTGCATTTCTTCCTGATTCACCTGACAAAGGAATAGGACCACTAGAAAGTTGTCCTGCACTTCCTGCTGTGGAGAGGTCAGTAAAGATTGAGTTAGCCCAAGTTCCTGCTGAATTGTAGGAACCAAAGTGTGGTGTAGTGATAACAGGAATACCTGCAATCGTAGGTGCTTGCATAGAACCAATAGAACCAGTTCCACCAAAATCACGATTAAAGATTGAAAGATCTACTACATCAGTAGCAGTAGTATGATCAAAGAGATCGTAATATGAGTCAGTGCTCATAATACAAACTAATCCATCGAGAGGTGCACCAATCTTTTCAAGTTCTCGCCTCGCATCCATAATGGCCTTAGCGATAAACTTAGGTTTACGGGCATCACCACCAGAACTACCAACAGTAATATTTGCAGAAAAGTCTTCTTCATCAAATGACTTATAGTTGTTAATCAACTTAGAAGCACGTTCTACGTTAGTTGTTAAAGCAGCTTTAGTGAGAACACGTAAGATGTTTTGATCGGCTACCTTAGATAAACCATATCCTGCTTCCTGAGTGTACACGTTTCTCACATCGTAGTGTTGAATTGCTTCATCAATACGAGGGATAAACTGAGCGTTAATCAAGAGGTCATCAATGGTGACGAGTCTCTCTGAGTGACTAGCGTTTGCATCAGGAGCAATACGATTTCCAGGGGTATGGTAAGAAGCATCCCTATATTTACCAGTCATAATAAACTGGGCTTCTTTACCTTTTGAGATGGTTCTTACTCTACCGAGAGGCATCATTACGTTCCTAGTTTGGAACGCAGTCATAACCTCACCTGCGTACAATTTTAAAAATAGTTCTCTGGGATCGCTACCTTGACGAGCAGATGCTCCCCCAATATTTTTTATACCACTACGAATAGACGTATATTCCGCAGTGGCATCTTGAAAATCAGGCATTATTACCTTTCTTGTTTATGGTTAAGTATGTACACATGTGCATACATCCTGGTAAACAAGAGTTCGTACTAGGTTCTCCCTCGCAAGGGGCAAAGTCTAATATCTTGAGTACGGATAATTTTGCTTAATGTTACATTATATTAGATCGTGAAAGACGATCTGTTACTTCCCTTCGGTATGCAGGGTCTGAATGATACCGAGGGTCACTCATGGCAGACGTTAGTTGTTGTACGGACTCATAACGACCACCAAAAGATTGCCCTCCATTACCTGAAATTAGGTTAGGTTCAGTACTTTGATTCTCTAGCATAAACCTCGATGCTAAACCTTGAACGGCAAAGTTGACCAAGTTGTTGTCTCCAGATTCTATCATGTGATTAAAAGCATCTACTTCGTATTCATTTAAATTATCTGATGCCCACTCTGTCATCGCTTGATAGTTCTCTTCACCACCAACTGAGTCATATACACTTGACTCTATCTGTTCAGCCATTGCTAGTTGACCTTCAAGATAGTTATCTACCAATTCTGATGGTATCCCTGCTTCATCTAATGCTTGATAAGCTGCATCAGAGAGTCCACCAGTTTCATTAAACTCCTGCTCAAACTTTTGATAGTCTAGGCCGTAGTTTTCCAAGAACGAGTCTACGTTACTCGCAGTAACCTCATCTCCTTCTTGATACGATTGTGCTTCTTCAGATCCCTCAGAAGACTCTTGAGGTTCATCTTGATTACGAGTGTGAAACTCTGTCTCTAGGTTTTGGTAAGCCTGAGCTAGTTCCTCAGGGGAACCAAACTTCTCAGGTAACCACTCTGGTCTATCATCGTTTGACGATTGAACACCATCTACTTTTTCGAGCATCTCCTGCACATGCTCTGCATCTTCAATAGTAGTATCGTGTTCTACAGGATCGTGAGTTTGAACTGCATCCACCATTCTTACTCTTCCTTATTTAGATTTCTTTTTGTTTTTCTTAGGGTGAGGAATACCATGCGATACTCGTATTTCCCTAGCTGATTTTTCTACCTGTTCAGGAGATGACCCATGTTTAGAAATTAATCTCTGAAATGCTTTAACTGCTTCATCTCTAGTTTTAGTAGTGAACTCCTTACCCTGGAACATAAAAGTTTTTTTACCTGCTTTTTTAGCTTTAGCAAATGCAGATTTAAAATCTTGAAGTTTAACTTGTTCCCTAGATGGAGTCTTTGCTGCCTCTTGTACACGTTTATTAACATTCTTAAGAGACATAAAGTTTTTAAATTTACTAAGTAAAGATCCTTTAGTATCTGTTTCACTTAGTCTTTTCATGGGTGGTCTTCCTCTTTGACTCCCATACGTACCTTTACCTTCTGGCATTATTGTCCTTGTTGTTGTTGATTCTGTTGAAGACTTTCGCTCACTTGCTTAACAATCTCAGGATTTCTCACGGCACCTTCTGCCATTTTACTCATCATCTGAGATTGCATTTGAGCTTGTTGTGCTTGTTGTGCTTGCATCATCTCTTGTTGTTTTTGTTCTTTGGATTTGATAAGCCCATTAGTATCAATGCCAAGAGATGCCCCAAGACGATCAAGATAATCAGTGACATTTAACTCCTGTCCCAATACCTGTGGTCCCAAAGGTTGCAAGTACTGTAAGAATGTCGCTAGTTTGTTAAGGTCTTGTCCTCGACCTAATGCTTCGATGCCTGTGACAATCTGTGGTTTTAGAGAGTCTTTAGGAAACTTAGGCATCTTCTTTTGTTGTTCTAAACGATTGAGTAAGAGGTTAACCAAGGGAACCTGAAACTCCTGAGATAACACGGAGTAAACACCACCTAATGCCATCTCTAGTTCTTGGGCTGCAAATCGTATTTCTTCTGCGGTTACCCTCTCTGCTTGTCTCTGTACTGCGGAGTTGAGTAAAAACGCAAATGATAGACGTTCTTGAATTTGCCTCGCTACATCTTGTGCTACACGAAAGTCATTGAATTTATTTACTTGTAGTACTGAAACATCTTCAGCAGCACCTTGTACAATAGCTCCATTAGGAGACTCTGCTAATGATCTGAGTTTTGTGGTACCATTAGGTCTTACCATAAAGAGAACCTTAGCAGCACTTGCTGATCCCTCTACAATGGATCTAGTCAATGCCTCTAAACTCTTTAGGTCACCTATGTATTCCTCAACAAACCCTCTTCCATAGTCCTCAGAATCAATCCTCGTAAACCTCAAGGGTATGAATGGATTCTTGTCCTCCTCGTATGTGCCGTAGGAACTTTCTATTTCTTCGCCTTCTACCTCTTGTTTTACTTCCCATCCTGATTCTGTCTTCTTGACACAGGTGTATAGGTCGTAGTTTTTTTGTCCGTAATCTGCATTGGGTGTAGTAACTTTGGATCGTACCTCCTCAGGTAACATTAAAGGACTTAAAGATTCTACTGTAATAATCTCTAGGACATTTCCCATTGCATCACGTTTGACCACATAACGATCTAAACGAAACACACGCATACCACCATCTTTAGGCATGTACACGAGAGCATTACCAGTGACGATGAGGTGTTTAAGTGCTTCAAAGACAGGCACTCGTATTGCCTTAGCTTCGATCTCTCCCATAGCAGATCGTTCAATACGTGCTAACCCTTCTTCTACTGCACCTCTTTGATTTGGTCCCACTAGATTCTCTAAGTCAAAGTCATCTATCGTTAACCTAAAGAAAGGTGAGTTAGGAGGTAAGAGTGCTAAGAGTAGCTTAGATGCTAGGTTGTTAACTCCTCTAGCACCCACACTCTGGAATGGTTGACGAAAGAAGTTAGCAGAACTATGTCCTTCACGAGGTAGAAGTGATGGGATAGTAATCTCTGCTGCTTCCCTAGCACGTTCTAAAAATGGGTTTCTCTCTGCGTAACCTAAGTTATACCTGCTCTTTATAGAACCAGAAGGTATATCTTGGTTTTCATTAACTTCTACTTTATCTACCATATTGTTTAGCCTTTAGGTACTGAAACACCTGATGATCTTGCTCCAGTGCTTACACCAGTTTTACCAGTAGGTCTTACACGAAACCTACGTTTACCTGCTCTAAACCTAGCTGCTTTAGCAGAGGGAGTTTGGAGTGCTAGTAAACCTTTCTTCTTCTTCCTCGGTTTTTTACTCTGACCGAAGGCTGATCTTCGAGTTACACCAGGAGTATCACTATCTCCTGAATCACCTTCTCCGTGAACTAAGGTATGTAAACCTTTACCTAACTCGTTAAGGTTATGAGTTAAACCTTCGTTTATTCTACGCATACCTTCACCTATTTGCCCACCTAAACCTTTTCTTGAAGGGCTTAAATGATGATCTAAGACATCTTTTGAGTAACTTAAGCCCTTACCTAAATCACTTTTACTTAGGTCTTTAGCATTGATTGAAGACATAGTTATAGGTTTAGTAGCTTCATTTATAGCATGACTTATACCTTCTTCGGGTCTTGCTCCACCCATATTACAATTTCCTTCTAAATAGCCTCCAGTCACCTCCCAAGGTACCCTTGTGAACATCGGGTAATCTGGAGCACATTAATTTGTAGTAAGGAGACTCAGCTTCACAAGGGATTATGTATTCCGATAGTTGTAAGTTGTTCATTAAAGTATCTAATGATTGAAATACTAGTAATGAGTCTTTCCTCGTTGATTTGCTTTCGTTCATCCACCAGTAGACTGTTGGACTCTGTGTACAAAAAGCACCTATGATCTCACCACCTTTCTCAACGTAATGAGTTGGCATGTAAGGTCCGTGACCATCCGCACTTGCTGCTTCCATAACCTCTCTGTACACCTCATGTGAATCAATAGGGTGTACGGATACATCACTAAACATATTTTATTTTTTATTTTTAATTACTAATCCTGGGTTCCTAACTCTAAACTGTGAAAAACCTTTTCTTCTTTTTTTCATAGACTCTTTAGGAGTCTTTTCTCTAGCCTCTGGTGCCAACGCTAACTCAGGAGGATCTGGGTCTTTATACATTGGACTAGGAGGAGCAAGTTCAGGTATCTCAGGCATCTTAGGTGGATCAGGCATTGACGGAAGACACATGGTTGTTATATAAATCCTCTATGTAGTTGACTACCGATTGTTGACCTAAGGTATAAGCCAACTGTTCTTTCTCTATTACAGTGCTCGGTAGTTGATTAGGGTACTTTTGTTTTAGCTTGTCTACTAGTTCTTTTGAGATTGTTTCTCCGAGTGTAAAAGCCATTTTATCCCATTATGTCCATTTCATATAATTTCACACGAATTAGCCGTGCAAGCGAGTTCCTGCGAGGACGTAGTGTAGTCCTCTTTTTCATATTCAGATAACTTAGTCCAATCAATTTCAGGCATCTTCTCTAGTAACTCTTGGTACTCTTCTTTAGTACATTCTTGATATGGTGCCTGTTGGTACACATGATCTGAGTGAGGTAAGAAAGAGATACCACTAATGCTATCGAAGTTGTCATGAACCCATGCTCCTACCGCAGTCCACTCGTCTTCTTTGACTGAGATCGTTACGGAAGGTTTGTGTTCACACCAATGTTCCTGATAGATCAACCATTGATCCAACTGTTCAAAGGCATCCCAATCGTTTCTCTTGATACTAGATTCAGGAGACTTGATAGGAAATGAGAACACTGTAGTCTGATCTGGTTTCATCACATCAGGCTCATTAGGAACACCTTGGTCTTTCATGAGTTGTGTGATCGGGTCTTTATTGTCACCTCTGACAGTGCGTATATAGTAATCACTATGACGAGTGTGAATGCCACTAGCAGAATCACAAAGTTGTGAAACTGTACCCGAAGGTTTGATGCAAGTGATCGCAGCACTCGGATAAATCTTAAGTTTCTCAGCCCATTCTTCATTCGTCTTTCTCGCTACATCTCTCATCTCTTCTAGGAAGTCTGGTCCAGGAAAAGCAGTAATCTTGTTGTCCATTATTCCTGTTAAGGATACACCAAGCAACCTCTCCTCTTCACAATTAGATTTCCAAGTTTTGGGTAGATACTTAAAGTTAGTCAAGGTGCTCTGCCACGTACCTAAGATAGTAGCTAACTTAACTTTCCTCAAGATATCTTTCTTCTTATCTAAAGCACGTATGACTACCTCGGATAAGTTACAGAACTCTCTAGGTCTTAGGATTATTTCAGAACATGGATTCGTCCCGAAGTCATCTCTAGGACTTCTGTCATTGAATCGTTCGACTTGTTTTCTTGCGTTAAACGATGAGTAAATTCCACGCTCTCCACTTCTGCTCTCGTATAAGGAAGCCCACTCCCTAAGAAAGGTTCCCGTGTCAGGTTTGGAGTGATAATTGGCAGAGTTGTTTGCGAGTGCTCTATGTGGGTGTTCTTCCCACCATCTTCCTGACTTTGCGTGTCGCATCTGCTCATCCCCAAGATCACTGAGGCTAATAAGAGCAGACCTACGAACACCACCAACCACCACGACTTCTGCTGTCTTTGTAACAATGTCGTGACATTCGATGGGTCTGAGTCTTCGTCCTTTTGCATTTTCAAATAGTTTACAAGTGAAAAGAAATAGTTGGTTAAGGGGATCAGGTCCACTTGCTCTCCCTCCAAAGGTTTTTAGTACTGCTCCTGCCTTGCGTACTTTAGTTAAATCCCAAGTAGGAATTAGTCCTGCATATAGGAGACTAATCAATTCCCTAAATGCCTTAGCCCATCCTAGTTTGCTATCTCGTACATCGATGCAGGTATCAGTAGGATGTAGTTCACTAGGTACAAAAGGTAACTGAGAGGTATACTTTTCTTCTATTGAGTAACCCACTCCAGTACCATTCATGAGAACATAGAGAAGTTCATCGAATGCCCTCGGTGAATCAATAGGTAAATAACTACAGTTATATCCTGCAATGTTTTCTTTTTCTAAAGCAGGACCAGCAGTCATCAAGCAACGCATACTAGGCATGACCTCAAGTGCGAACACTGCATCTTCTAGTTCCTTTACTTCATCACCTTGTAATGTATATCCGTTACTAGACTTGAGATGTTGAATAAAGAAATCAAAGTATCGTGCTACAGTTTCACCCCAGGTTTCTCTTCTACCTTTTTCATAGTCCCACCTAGAGTAACGTGAAAGATGAATGTACTCTTGATATTGTGTAGGTAGACTACTCATTGGCTTGCTCCCTTACGATTAAGCGATTAAGATAAACCTGTGCTTTATACAAATCATTAAGACCACCTTTATGTGGGTACCTAGATACGTATTTAATTATGTTCCCTTCTAGGAAATCCATTTCGTTTTCGATTATATAATCCAAGGGTTGAATACCAAACCCATCGGTGTAATGTTTAGGATTCTCAAATTCATTATCGCTCATTCTCAGGACTCCAATAGATAGGTTCACTCATAACATATTCACCATGCCTTAAAATTCTAGCCATACGTGCTTGAAGTAACGCATCATCTTCATTCAATCCTGCGTTTTCATAAGCCGTAACAATAGCTTTCCAGACATGCTTTGGTTCAAACCCAAAGTCTTCACACTCATTCAAGATCTTATCTGCTTTCTTTGGGCCGATACCTGGACACCCTTGGTAGTTATCTACCGAATCTCCAGTCAAGGCTTGTTTGTAGAAGAGATAGTTAGCAGTATGTGTGTCTTGTTCCCATAAAGTTTGATTCTTGATATCCCAGTGCATACCAGGAATAGTCAAGAGATCCTTATCCTCACTCACAACAATGCGTTCCTCTCCATTATCGTAAGTTGCGAGGATACCTATGACATCATCTGCTTCGAGCCAAGGTTGTATCTCGTAATGATAGTTTTCCATTACGTATTTTTTAGCAGGGACAAAACATATAGGCTTACGAGTAGCCTTTCGATTTGCTTTGTATGAAGGGTTGAGCATCTTTCTAAAGTTGTTCTGATGTGAGATACACATGGTTACCTCATCAGCTTTAGTCTGTTCTTTAATGTTCTCAACGAAGTCATCGATGTCACACTTGACTTTCGCTAAGTCACAATGGAGAGTCCAGAGATCACCTTCCCAATTGATCGGTACTTCGTTAGCAGTGGTTGCTTTGTATATTGCAATGTCTGCATCTATGAGGAGTCTACTTGTCATATTGTCGGCCTGTACTCGTAGGTTTTAGGATCGTTGAGGTCATACTTGTATTGGGGATACAAGCTAAATGAGAATCCAGTTGTTGCCTCTATCTTACTAAAAGGAACAACATATACATACGGAAACTTACATGCACAAAGGTAGTCGTAGTCTCCTTCTTTATAAACTCCAAACTTACGAACACCTTGATATGAGATCATACTTTTCTTTAGAGAAACCTTTCGTCCATTCTGTGTAGTCTTAACTTGTATGGTTTTAAAGTTACCATCTCTTTCAACCACAAGATCATAACTAGACTTAGGATTTAAGGGTTGAAGTATATTGTATTGCCACATGTGAAACAGGTAACATACGAGATGTTCTCCTGCCTGTCCTATATAATGAGGACTAGTGGGTGTCTGCCCAACTTCTTCCAACTCTGTATTCTCCTGTGAGAGGGATTCTGAATCCGTAATACTCTCCAGAAAACTTAATTGCTTCCACTGCGATTCGTCCGATACTATCGACATGTTCATCCTTTACCATGAGTTGTACTTCATCATGCACAAAGGCTACCTGTGCATAGTCCTGACCATACGAGTATCCTTCTGCTTCCAACATATCGTGTAGCATGACAACCCACCGCTTACAGATGATTGCACCTGCACTCTGTAATAATGTATTGAGTGATGCGTGTGCGGATCTAACAGGTACTCGTCTACCATCTAAGCCACGTACAAATCCATGATCATTTGCTTTATCTTGGACTTGTTCACGTAACTTACGTAACGCAGGGATCTTCCTGAGGAACTTCTCCTTCAAGGCTTTTCCGTGCGATGCCCCTTTACCAATGATCTGACCGATCTTCTGGTCTCCTGCACCATACAAGAAGCCGTATATGTAAGTCTTCGCTTGGTCTCTTGTAGCAAGTCCAGCAGCTTCTTGATTGGCAGTATGAATATCACCCTCAAGTAAGATCTTGCCGTATGCACCATCGTCATACCGAGCCATATAATGAGCCAAGCACCGCAGTTCAAGACCAGAGACATCAACACCCAAAAGGGAAAATCCTGGATCTGTCGTAAAAAGTTCTCGACACTGCTTCCCAAAGGGTGCTTTAGTGCTCGGAACTTGAGCGAGGTTCGGATGCGTATGAGAGCAACGACTCGTGACTGACCCCATGCAGTTAACTGACCCATGGAGTCTCCCGTTCTTCTCTAGTTTTAACCATGCTTCATTACCTTCTGAGAGTTGTCCTATTCTTTTGGATATCATCAAGTACTCACTCATTAGTTTTGCTTCTGGGTACTTGAGTCCATCCAAGATCTTCTCATCTACCTTAGGTTCACCACTCGGAGTAAACTCCGTAGGTTCCCAACCATGTATATCCTTGAGTCTCTTGGCTATGTGATGACGAGACTGAGGATTGAAGTCCACGATCTTAATCTTATGGTAGAGTCCTTTCTTCCGTTCTCCTTCATCTACAACCCAAGAACCAAATGCCTTGAGTAGTTCCTCATGGAGTTCATTCTTTCTATTGTACAGTAACTTGTACAACTCTAGTGCTTTAGACACATCGAAAGGAAAACCAAAGGTCTCCTGCTCATAACAAATCTTGGAAACTTGATGTTCTAACTCAATAGAATCAGATGAAGTATGCTTATCATAATTAAGAAGATGCTCATGTAACCTCTGAGTCAAATCCACATCACGTTTGCAGTACTCAATCATCTCAGGAGTTAACTCATCCCATGCTCCATCATGATCACCATAGTCACCCTTGAGAAACGATAGACGATGACCCCATGCCTTGAGAGCATGTGATCCATACATCTTTGAATCCATTCCACGTTTGTCAAAGTCTAGGGCACGTAGTTCAGGAAACGTAAGTCTCGATAGGATCAAGGTATCGGTGTACGACACTGGAACAAAACCATAGAGTTTATCTAAGACACGGAAGTCAAACCCTAAGATGTTATGTCCGATAAGATGATGATCCTTGAGGAACAAGAGTGCCTCAGGTATATCCTTTTCGTACACCACATGATGTTCACCATCACACTTGTAGATGAGACAGTGAATCTTGGTTACTTCATCTAAGAGACCATCGGTCTCAAGGTCGAAGTATATCTGCTTGCTCGGTTGTTTCATTCGTTCTCTCTTGGGAGTAACAATGTTTATGATCCAACTTACTTTGCATCTCTTGTATTCTCATCATACCTTTCACACTCCAAATGTCTAGTTCTATAGACTTAAGTTGTTTTAAGATATAGGTGTTCATTATAATCGATGCAATCGTAACCACTAATACAACAAAGATAACAAGATGTGTTACATCATAACTAGAAGTCAGGGTTGTCCTCTTCATCTTGTTTCACCTCTGTTAGTTGAGTTTCGGTCAACCGACCTGTCTCTTTAGAATAGTAGAGGTGAGTAGCAATACCAGTTTCACCTGTCCATCGGTTCTTCAAGACACGAACTGTAGTCATATCAGGATGTTCTCCTTGCTGATCTCTCTCACAACCAATAACAATATCACTTAGTTGTGCCAAACTATGGCTACCTCTAAGTTGAGAGAGACTAGTCTTGACTCCTTCTTCATGTCCACGATCACCAGATGGTCTCCTCAAGTGAGACACTAGGAGTAAACCACATTGCACTTCTTCACATAGGGATCTGAGTTTTGTCATAGCAACATCGATCATCCTACGTTCATCACCACCTTCGATACCTGAGATGACGATTGATATATGATCGAGAACTATGTACTCACAACCCATTGCTCTCACCATGTACTTGATCTTACCTAAGAGATTCTCGATCTCCATCGAACCCCAATGATCATAGAAGTAGAGGTTACCTGTACCCAAGGTTGCATCAAAGCCACTCTTGAGTTCTTCCTCACTTACTTTCTCATCGAGATGAACTGGTTTGTTCAAGTACAACCCAACAAAACCTAGAGCACTACGCTTGTTGGACTCTTCCAAGGCAATGTAACCTACCTTCTTGTCTTGAAGGAGTAGATGATAAGCAACCTCACGGCAGATCAAAGACTTACCAATACCTGAACCTGCGGTGATAGTAACGATCTCACCTCTACGTATACCTTTGGTCACATCATTGAGACCAGTGTAAGGGTAGTCACTAGACTCCCTCGTATCTTCATTGGATATCAAGTCCCAGAGGTCTCTACCATCCACGATACCATCAGGTCGAAAGACCTTGGCACCCCAAATGGCATCAATGATTTCCGAATGTCTTCCTTCAACTAGGCAAGCATTGGCATCCTTGAGTGGTAACTTGGCAATCTTTGCTTTGCCAGGGGTTAACAAGGGAACACATTCGTCCAAGGCTTTGCGTCCTGCTTCGTCTTGGTCGAACATGAAGATCACGCTATCGAACTGCTCCAACCATTCGAGGTCTTGAGCTATCGCCTTTCGTGCTCCTGCTGATCCTGTGGGAACTGAAACCACGGGCCATTTGTTTCCTTGTACTTGTGATACCGAAAGTGCATCCAACTCCCCTTCAGTAATCACAACCATCTTACCCCCATCTCTCCAGAGATGTTTACCATAGAGACCTGAGGACTTGGTATCTCCAATGAATAAAAAGTCCTTGTTAGGAAAGCGAATCTTCTGAGCTACGAGTGTGCCCTGATCGTTCCTATAGTTTGCTATCTGTACTTTCTTACCTTTGTAGTCACCTACTTGGTAACCCCAATGATCAACAGTATCTTGATTGATATTCCGTTTGTTCAATGGGATACATTCACCTTTTACAAATTCCATACCTCGCACCTCTGTTAAGTTAGGAACTCCTTCGTAATAGCCACAACCAAAACACCACCCATGTCCATCTGTGTATCTCGCTAGGTTATCTTTAGATCCACATTGAGGACAAGGCTCATGTTCAACGAACTCACTGCTGTTCGTAATCGCTCTCTTCATCATATTCACTTAGTCCATCAAAAGGTTGTCCTTCAGATGTAATACCATCACCATCTTCATAGATGGCAGCTATCTCAGTAACGTATGTGAATCCTGCACCCCTCAAGAAGTCTGCAAAACCTTGAAGAATCTCAGGGATATAGTCTGCTTCACATGCAACACTCACCTGTGAAAAAGGTGTACTCGATGTAGCACTAAATTCAAATACTGTTTTATCTTCGTTACACATTTGTTTTTGTTTTAGGTTTATGTTTACGTAGCCAATCCTTAGGGATTTCTTTTTCTGCATACAAGAAGCCATACTTGTCACACCATTGTTGACAAGTCATCTGGCTCCCTTGAACACGGCTATCGAGCCTTAAGAAAACGAACCTGATATCAAGATCAGGATGTTGGTTTTTGATTGCTCGATGTTTCCGTTGATCAGCAGATCTAAAGTATCCTTTGGCTTCCACCAAGATTCCATTCTCTAAGATGAAGTCTGGTTTGTAGGTACGTTCAACGATGTAAGAGACATGATGAGTCTCGTATTCAAAGGGAACCCCACGGACACCTAAAGCATCCGCAATGGTTTCCTCAAACTTACTTCTATATTTAGAAGTCTCCTTCTTCTTCTTCTTTGGAGACTTTCTTCTCTGCGATTTCTTCATCAGCAGGTTTGACACTATCTACAGTGAAGCCACCTTCGACTGCCTCAAATCCTGTATTCTGGTATTCCTTAAGTTCTAACACTTGCACTGCGATTAGGTCCAAGCTACATCCTGCACTAGGAGCCTTGCCCCATCCTCGTGTTGTGTAAGAAACTTTAACGATACTTCCGTTACCAATAGAAACAGAAGAGTCTATTGGTTCCAATGAAGCATCAACAACATTGATGGTAGGTTTACGTACCTCACCATTCTTCATCTTGATCTCAGCGTTCTGCTTAAATCTGATGCGTACTGTATCTCCCTCTACCTTGTAAGGAAGGTTACCTCTCTGCTTCTTATCGTTTACCATGGCATCTCTATCAGCCACAGCATCGATCTCCTGCATCAAGGGTTCTGCATCCTTTTTAGGAAGCAAGAGTGTGATGTTGAAGTTACCTGGATTACCAAACTTGGTGTCTGGTCTGAACAGGTGGGGCCATTCACATGGTC